TAGTAGTATCGCCCAACCTCAACGAGAATCGCTTGCTTATAAAGCCTCGGCAAGCAGTCAGCACTTGTTACTCCGCAGGTGAAGTTGACAAACACTGTGTCTCGTTCGCTGGGAGTTAATAGTGTCTCTGGCCAACCGTCATCGTCGTTAAGGCAAGTAACCGCATTTCGGCCACTGTCAAGAGAATACTGGTCGACTGATAATGTTTGCTCTGCACCGTCTTCATCCAAGTAGGTGATCGAACTTATGGCAGTAGCACTTCCCATGTTCAACAGAATGGCTTTTCCCTCTTCTGGGAAACCATATTGACTCTGTTGCCACGTTGCCTGAACAAGACACCTCTCGATGTCTCGCTCAAGCTGTTCTGTAGCAGACTCAATCAGCCTCGTTATCAGATCGTTTTGTGCTGACCCGCTTACCCTTAGATGCGCCTTTGCCTCGTCCAGCGTCACCGCTAGGAACTGAGGACTTGACGTTCTTTTTAGAGTCCACTTCATCAGCTACGATCTCGATTGCTTTACAGTCTAATAGAGTCTTGATGATCCCTTCCCTAAGAGAAGAATCATCAATCACACGACCCGCCTCAAATCCGAGGCGAGTCTTTACAAAGATGTACCTACTCATTAGGTAATCGTGATCTTGGCAAGAACTTCTGGGTTAGCCACTTTGATGTCAATACGCTCCGTCGCGACAACACCGATTTGGTCTTGTTCCATATACAGCTCGTTCAGAGTCTTAAAGTTCAAAGCACGACGATCACCGAAGTAAGCACCAAGTCGCAAGTCACCAAAGACTGCGACAAGCTCACCGGAAGCTGGAGCCGATGGCAAGCAGCTAACTAGATTGACAGGATAACCAAGAAGGGTAGGACGTTGTCCTTCTTCTAGTTCTCTCATGCTGTTATTTCCGGCAGCGTTCAGAAGGTCACGAACGGCTCCATGGAACACGACTGGTGACATATACCATTCGTTGACTGCACCGATAATCGGGTTGCCAATGCCAGCCGAACATGCAGTCAGGTCGGTTAGTGCAAGTGCGCTAACAGATGCTACGTTGGTATCGTCAACGCTTGCATCGCCTGCAATGCCAGAAGTATTAACACCACCAGCTACACCGTTGAAGAGGTTCTTGTCCTCTTCTAGTGCAATCGAGTATGCGATGCTGTCAACAACGACACTGAGCATGTCGAGAATCGAGTCCTCAGTAACCTCTGTTGACATCTTGACCAGTGCGGCAAGTTTCTTTGCAGTCAGTTGCACCTGACTGAAGGAAACAGAGCTGTCCGTGATGCTCGCTGCCTCACTTGGATAATAAATTGTGGCTTGCCCAGCAACCTTTGGAACACTCCAAGTGTCGGCTGACATTACGATTCGCTGGGACTTCTGACGAGCAGTTCCACGATCTTCAATTAAGTTAATTAAGGCATCGGACAATGGATCGGGCACGGTAAATCCACCGAGGCTATCAGTGCCAATGGACTGTGCCGCCAAGAACTCTTTTGCTCTAGCATTTCCGCCAAGAGCAGCTAAGTACATGCCTGAAATGTAAGCATCTTCAGCGGAGGCAAAGTGCTTAACTCGCTGGTTTTTAACACGGGCTGGGATCACTTGTTTGTCTTCCTTGACTGAGTCTTCAATTTGAGCAGGCTCTACCATCGAGCTTGTTTCTGGAATTGCCTTCGCTGCTTTTGCAGCATCAAGCTTGTCTTGAACCGCCTGAAGAGACATCCTTTTCTCCTCAAGCGACTTAAACTCGGCGTCGAGTTCGTTGACCAACTCAATCTGGTTTTGATCGAGTTCGTTTTCCTGCGATAAATCGCTTAGTGCCTGCAACTCGTCAGCAATTGATTCGAGTCGGGCGTTGATCTCATGAATCTGTTTCATAGCTTCCCTTCTTGATTAAGTCCCGACTCCTTCGGGAACAACCTAATTTTACAGCGTCAGTTTTTCAGCTTTATCCGGCGCAGTGAACATTTAGCACGCAAAGCAGCGTGGAAAGCAGGATTGCACACCGCAATGATCTTCTGAGGCTCTGCGGCAGCCTTAGCACTCTTGGATTTGACCTCAACGATTTCGTCGATAAATCCAGCAGCTAGTGCAGTTTCAGCGTCCATCCAAGTCTCGGCATCCATCAACGCCAGCATCTCAGACTCAGGCTTGCCGGTCTTTTCCGAGTAGCTTGCTGCAATGTCTTTGTCGAGAAGATCCATGACATCAGCCATGCTTCGGAAGTCCTGACAATTTCCAACGGCAGCAGTCCAGCATCTATGAACCATGAATTTGCCAGTCGAGTTCATCTTGACCTCATCAGCAGCCACAGCAATCACAGTTGCAATCGAGGCCGCGAGTGCGTCAATATGAACAGTCACTTTGCCGTCATGACTCGCAATTGCATTGAAGATGCTAAGGCCATCTGTAACGCTTCCGCCCTCACTATTGAGGTAGATCGTTACATCTTGTCCAGCATGTTCTGCAAGTACATCTCGGAAATCGTCGGCTGAGATTCCGTTCTCGTAATCACCGATGAATCCTCTCATCGTGATCTCTTTCTTTTCTGGGTTACTCTCCAGCTTCATCTTCGTCGTCCTCCGGTTCAGGTTCTTCAGTTTCTTCTTCACTATCAGGCTCAGTAGCCTTTGATATATCCAACGCAATCTGATGAGGCAGCTTGTCACCGTCTTCGACAGGAACAAAACCGTGCATCGCTCGGATCTCGTTGATTGTCAGGACTCCATGCTGCTGCATCTTCATCGTGTAATCAGCAAGAGAGTTCGGGTCTCCTTTGAGCAAAGGAGTCGTATCGAACTCGACCTCAAGTGGTCTTGCTGGGCTAATGAGCTTTTTGCTGACCTCTTCTTCCCATTTGCAAAGCCAACGCTGCAAACAGTTGTTGATGTATGCTGTATTGCGTTCTGATATACTTCGGTAAGTCTGTCCGGTGTTGTCACCGATGATTGACTCAAGCCCGAATAGCAAAGCAATCTCTTCACGCTGGAAAGCACGCTGTTCAAGGAACTGTGCATCAGATGCTGAGACAGGTAGTGTGTTAGCCTTCATCCCATCTCGAAGAAGACCTGCTCGACCACTATTTGTGACACCTTCATGCTTCTTGTTGAAGTTGTCGAGGAACTCCTGAGCATCCTTAGCACTTCGGAACATCCCTACAGGTGCTTCGAGCAATAAGCCGGGACGCCCAGAATTAGCAAGTGTCACTGCTGCTGCCTCTTGGCCACCTTGAGCAAGACCAAATACATCCTTGGCAATCTCCACAACGTGCATCCCCCACACACCATTGAGTGATGTGTTCATGATGTGCAAGACATCACGATCAGGGATCTTGTAGTATTCGCCTTGAAGTAGCTTGAGTGGCAACGTGTTCTGCGTCGTGCCTTCATGGGCTGTCACCAGATGCCACTTTTCGCCATCGACAAGCATTGTCTGGCAGTTCTCAGGAAGAATCGGAATCAACTCAACCGGAGTCCCAAGATTGTTTCTTGCGATATAGCATCGACCATTGCCACTGATCAACGCATGAACCATCATGATTTCACGCAGTGTAAAGGCAGTCATGGCCTGATTGGGAGAAACATTCAGCAGCCTGTAGGCTGGGTTTTGATTTTTTAGTTCACGGTTGCCATCGGGCATTAGCTCGAAGACATTAAATGGAAGCTGACTTACATGACCACTGATCTTGTTGACTGCATAGATAACAGCAGCAAGACCTAATGCAGTCTTTGTGTTGACCTTGATGCCGGTTCTCGACTTCTCCCCGTTGAAGAACTCGACAAGCCAGCTTGCTGGATTTTTCTGGTTTGTAAACGCCCAGAACGATTTACTCTGTTTCATTTCTTCCTCTACGTGATAAACACATTCCCATCCCCGCGACCGGGAGCAACCATCGCTCGTCGGTACGCCATAAGCATGGCGACAAGTGGATCAATCTTTGATGATGAATTTGCTTTGTCGAGCATCCACCTATCCTGCCTGTCTCTGACTGCTACTGCATTTGTCAGACACCATCTCAAGAGTGGATTCCCGTCATGTCTGAACCGACCATCTGCCATCGCTTGGCGGAAGTCGGAAATTGGTTCATTGAAGTGAGCAGTCGTCTGGGCCATCGTTGCAATAACGACTCCCTGTTGACTTACCTGCTCACCAAACTGTTGTGCTTGGTATGGATCAATCGCAGCATCAATGCAGTAGTTTTCCCAGTAGGCATTGACGAAATCTTGCTGCAAGTCGGTGATGGGTGACTCTGTGACCTTAATCAATCCATTTGAAATCCAGTCGCAGAATGGAATGGCTGTTAGGTCTCGTTTTGAGTTTCGTGCTATGTAGCTGAACGTCTTAGCTTCGTAGCGGTAAATCGGTGTATCGTCTGACTTGTATTCTCCTGTTCGGAATCGAGCTACCAACGCATAAGCAGCAAGATCATCACGGCCACCAAGATCAATTCCAGCAGCAACACAGTCAGCCTGCTTCCAGTCAGAAAGTTGGCCACGGCACTGATCGAAGTCCTCCAACGAGAAGATTCTCTCAGTCGATGAAACCAAGACATTTGCGTGATACCTCTTGAACCGATTGAGTGCTGTCGTCGATGTCTTGCAAGGCTTTGCTTGGGCGTGGAGAAAGTCCTTGGTAATGGACACTCCAAGATTGGGGTTTGCCTTTATCCAATTATCTTCGTCAAGTGGATCATCTTCCTCATCTAGCTCATAGATGATTGGCAGTAGCGTTTCTTCCTTTACTGTATCGTTGAGAACGCTTTTGCAGAAACGTATCTGTTCGAGCCAAATGTGTGATTGATCATCACCAGCAGTCGTCGTTGTCATCAGTAGCGGTTGAACTCGCGAACCACTACCCGTGACCATCGTATTATAGAACTTGCGATGAGGGTTCGAGAAAGCGTGGGTCTCGTCCAAGGAAACCATCTGGGGATTTAGTCCGTCGTAGGGTCGGTCTGAGCCTACACACTGAATGTTTCCACCGTTGTGGTTAAAGGTCATGATCTTGTTTGCAACAGTGGACGAATCCTTCAAGAGCTTGGATTGATGTCTCATTCTCAAGCACTCAGCAAAGATGACCTTCTCGGCTTGTTCTCGCTTTGTTGCGGCTAGGATGATCTGGGATCGTGACTCTGGTTCTTTTGAAATAGGATTAAAGTCGATTGCCGCCATATACATGGCAATCCCAGCAGCCAAGGTGCTGTTGTGCGTCAGAACATAGTTTCCTGTAAGATAAACGCCACCATCTACCTGCACGCACTTTGTCTTTTGATTTTGCGGCAACTTGGTTACGGAAACGACTTTTCTTGTTCCATCTTTCTTTTTGACTCGAACTCGCTGTCTTTTTCTTGGCAATCTGAATGGCATCAGCCAAGAAGGTGGGAAAAACAGCAATCTTGTTTTTTCTCCGACTGACACTCCATCAACTCTTGCATCACACTTTATTGGCTTGCAGTGGACGCCAAGCGAGTTAAGAAGCTTTTTTACATCATCTGCAAGTTGTCCAGACATCTGCGTAAACTCGCATTGTCCAGATTCAGAGATGGTTCCATCTGTATCCATCAAGCCTTGAAGCAGGGCGACCCTTTGCTTTACGTCAGAAACAAAATATTGGGATGGGATGTGCTTGTTTCTTAATACACCAGCCTTCTTCAAGTCATTGCTTAATGTCGGCTTTGATCTTCCATTTGTGACGCTGATCGTCCAGACATGATCTGGCTTGTTTCCTAGCGACACCCTTCTCCATTTGTATCCAGCATATTCAATGGCATTGATAATTGTTTGGATGTCATCCTGTTCGCCAGTTATCCTGCAATCAGCAGAATGGCCATCTCCAAGCCAAGCACCTAAAACGTATGGATCTACAGGCAAACATTGGTGCGTCCCCTGAAAAACAACATTTTTCACCCTGTACTTTGCACCTTGACTGTCGAAAAGCTCTTTCCCAAGAAGATCCTTTGACTCAACTACTTCATCGGTAAAGTAAATACTTGGCTTTTCTCCTCGACTACCTTTCTTTCTTTTCTTCCTGAACACCCATTCATGGTTTTCATCGCAGGTTATTTTTTCACCGTCACTGAATACAATTTCAACGCAAGGCCGATCATTTTGTATTTCTGTGACGGCTTGCACCTGAACGGGACTACCATCCTCTCCTATTAGGTAGTCTCCGACTTCGACATGCTTCATCTGCTTCATACCATCAGGAGTCGGCAGCCAGTTGTCTATATGCTCGGCTTTCCCGTTCTTCCTAGCCACAGTAAAAAATGCCTGTCGGAATCGTCGTCCTCGGCCATCATCACGCTGCCACCCAAACAGATTAGCGAGGAAGAAGGCTTGCCAATCCTCAATCTCAAACCGTTGACCTGCATGTTCTCCGATGGAGTGCTTCAGTGCTGCTGGGAAGAACTTGCAAATACCTTCAGCAATCTTCTCATTGAAGTAGTATGGAAAGTCTTCGGTTGATTGCTTCTTGAGGTCAGAAAGGTGTCTTTCAACCTGCAATCGAATATACTTTCCGACTATGAGATCTCGATTCTCAACTCGCTGGATGTAGCGTTCCCACGGGTGCATGTTATTCCCGCTTTAAGCTCTTGATCAGGGACAACATGCTTTCTTCTTCTTCTTTCTCATCAACCACACCAGCTACCGACAATCTTGCTCGACTGCTGGGAGAAAGACCTAGCTCTGGAAGAAGCTTTGTATGCTGTGCTGCCAGCTTGAAATAAGCAGTGCTTTGAGGGGATGTTTTGCCGTTTTCATCCTCATGGCCATGCCTTTGGATGTGTTCTGCGCACTTTACCCATTCTGCGTATGTTAAAACATAATGGGTCAGAAGGTGGGTATCTGTCTTTGACAGAATCCCAGATTCTCGTAAAACTTCGCAGGTTTCCAGCCAAACCTCTTTAGCCACTTTGTCGTTCGAGATAACTTTGGGCATCTCTGGAGCTTTAGCGTCCGCCTTCACAATAGATTTTGGACGACGCTGCGGATCTTTGATAAATGCACCAGAAGCCTCTTGGACTTCGACTGCTCTTGGTTTTCTGCCTTTCATAGCGTAATTTTACAGCGTCACTATTTAACAAAACAAAAAGGATTGACGATGCCATTTGAAATACCACAACGGATTCTCGACCTAAATCCACGCTGTGTACCCATTAGAGAAGGCAAGAAAGGGCCAGCAGTTGTCGGATGGCCAGACACTCAGGCGAGAGCCTCAGACCTCGACACAAGCGTTTTTAATCACAATAAGTACGGAATTGTTCTCGATGATGACATGCTGGTGGTCGATGTCGATGTCCATGATGACCACAAGAATGGGTACGCGAGTCTGCAACTAATCAAGGACGATTTTGGGATCGACTTGTATGAAACAGCAGAATTGATCGTCAAAAGTCCCTCTGGCGGCGCGCATCTGTATTTCTCGAAAGACACAGAAGTTGCCTTCCCTAAAAGCACGCAGGACTATCCCGGCTTGGATTTTCTGAGCAAAGGATGTCAGGTGATCGGGCCGGGATCTGCTCATGACAGCTTCGATGGAGTCTACGAAATCATCAAGGACAATATGTCGGAAGTGTCAGAGATCCCGTCATCTCTAGCACTGAGCCTGAAGCCACAGAAGGACGCTGTAGAGCCTGTTAAGAAGGTCAATCATGAGAGTCCTGTTGATGAATTTAACCGCTCAGAGAGAGCCGTAGAGATCGTCAAGCAGGAATTAAGGGCAGCAGGATACACGGTCATTACAAAGGGCGATGGAACCGCTGAATTTGTCAGACCCGGAAAGACCAGCGGAATCAATGAGATCAGTGGAACGGTTGGCCTAGTATCCGGCAACGGGAACATTCTCTTAAACAACTTCTCGACCAATGACCCGACCGGATTCCCTGATGACGGCTCGATAACGCTTGCACACGCATACGGGAAGCTCAAGAACATCGGATGGCATCAAGTGCCGGTTGATCTTAGGGAACTTGGTTTTGGATGCAACGACGAGATCACCGATGATGAGATCCTAGAGGTTCAGAGGAGCCTTGGAGTCGATCTTGAGGAAAGCTATCCGACTCAAACCCTAGAGATGCTCAAATCATCAGCACCTGACCGCAGACCTTATGTGATTGAAGGCTTGCTACGTCGAGGTGAGACCATGAACATCATTGCAGCACCAAAAACCGGAAAAAGCTGGTTTGTTTACAACTTGGCAGCCACTCTAGCTACCGGCGGGGAGTTTCTTGGCTGGACATCACCACACAACCTCAAGTGCATGATTGTCGATAACGAGCTACATGCAGAAGAACTAGCATTTCGTGTATCTGGGGTTCAGGAGCAACTTGGGGTCGATTTTGGCGACGATTTGCACTTCTGTTGCCTACGAGGTGCATCTATCGACATGCTAAAGCTCGAAGAAAAGCTAATTGCAGCAGGTGCTAACCGATTCGATGTGATCATCCTAGATGCCCTATACCGATTCCTTCCGGCTGGGACATCAGAGAACGACAACGCTCAGATGATGCTGATTTACAATACGATTGACCGGATAGCAAGAACATTTGACTGCTCGGTCATCTGCGTTCACCACTCCAGTAAAGGTAGCCAGAACGACAAACAGGTTTCTGATGTCGGAGCAGGCGCAGGATCTATTTCGAGAGCCGCAGACACCCAGATTGTCCTATTTCCACACGCCACTCATGGACTTGTCTGCATCGAAGCAATTACTAGGTCATCTAAGACGCCTGAAGCTCGTTCTGCTCGACTCGATGGATTTGCTTGGGTTCAGGTTCATGAGGATGCTGTACGCAAGGCAGAGGGGCCAGATAAGGAATCCAAGAAGATGGTTCAAGCTACACAAAACAGCCTCAAGCGTGCATCAAGGGCTAGGAAGGTGGGTGAGTGGTTAGAAAGCAATGACCGGATCTGGCCGGATCAAGCTCCTGAAGTCATTGGTGAATCCAAGAATGTCTTGCGAACGATACTCAAAGACCACCTTGTTCCAGCAGGTGTTTTGACCTTCCACAACTTCTATTACCAAAGAACAGAGGCTTGGAGAGAGAAACTAGATGACTTCATTAGAAGTCCTGAGACAGAGCATGAAAAAGAAATTTTAGCTCCTTCGGGGGGCTAACCGTTTTTTCCTTATAATAGGAGTTGAAAGGTTAAGCTGTTCCCCGCTGCCTGCTTTGCCTTAGCAGCTTAAAAGCTTGGCCAAGCGGCAGGTACAGCTTACCACTCCAAAACAGAATTGCAAGGGGTCAAACAAGTTTTATGGAAGATATTTTTGAAGAGTACGGATACGACCCAGATGGGTATGGATCAGACCCCTACATAGAGGGGCTACTTTCTGAACTATGTTATGAACCACCCTCCCAGCCTAAAAAGAAACACAGGTACTCCATCGAGCCTAGAGCGACCGACGATAGTGTCGTCGATGCAAGGATCAGGGAAAATTACAAAGGCAGACTGTCCCGGTGTGGGCCTTACAGGAGCCGCAGAGCTAAACTGAGGGTACTTTGTGATGCTTGTGATACAGAATTTATTCAGACTGCTGAGAGCTTGTTTCGTTCTGCTTATACTCGCTGTCGGTGCAGCCGTCAGGATCAACTACCAACCATCCCAGCCAAGAATGAATAGAAAAGATCGACTCTACAGCTTCACTGCACTAAGCATTGATGAAGAGACAAACGAGCATCAGAGTGTTGCAAGGATGTATCGCAGGGATAGCTGCAAGGAAACCAGGATCGCTATTGAGGCGATGCAACTATCAAAAATAGACCAGCCACCTAAAGACATTAGCGAAAGCACTTCTCTTGATAGTGCGTATAGCATCGTTCTTGAACGCAACGATTTGCTTTTGCTGGTCAATGAATATAAAGTTGCCTCATGCGACGACAACCTAACAACTGGGTACGACTTTGAGCCTGAGATCCAGTTCTTGCGTGCTGCATGGATGAACTCTGCTGGGAAAGACAAGATTTTAATTATTCTTATCTGCTACGACGATGGAGAGAAGCTAGATGATTTGGGATCTGAGGACAATTATCACGAAGAATGACAAAGCAAAAGAAAAGGCAGATCGAGTGACAGTTCAGTGGCAAAGAGCTTTTGGGGAATGTGCTGCAAAATATTGCCGCTTGCACGTTGCTACCCACATGCTGATTGATATGATTGACGAAGACATTGATCCAAGTGATCCACTGTTTGAACAAACGATGGAGGAAATTAGAGAGATACTTTCAACCGGAGAGATTGAAAATGTTGATTGAAATGACCGAGAATGGAACCAGCAAGACGTTTGATATTCTCGATGAGACCCAAACCAATGATGCACTCGGTGAATTAAAAGACGACTACCTCTTGGCCATGCAGCTTGGCGGAATGGTGATCGCAATGGATGACAAAGTTTTTTACCCCAAGCTAAACGAGAAGAAAGATGAACATACTACTGAGACTCGATAAAGACATCTCCGAGAGACTAGAAAGAATGAACTATGCTCTTGGTGGTGGGCCAACGAGAGCAGGGAAGAGAACTCAAATTATCACAGAGCTTTTGAATGAACACTTGCCAAAGAAAAACGAACTGCCAAAAGCACCAAAAAGAAAGAAGCCCAGAAATGCCAAACAAAACAAATCCAGATCACTATAAGTTTCCCGGCGGAGTTGAGGTGATCGACATTACGAAGCATCTCGACTTCATGACCGGAAACATTGTGAAGTATGCTGCTAGGGCTGGGAGGAAAGCAGGCGAGTCTCGACTTGACGACCTTCTCAAAGCGAAGTGGTATATTGATAAGGAAATCGAGAATTGTCACATACAAGCGAAGCAATGACTGACATCCCGTTTGGTTTGATCGAAAACCGGCCATTTATTCTTCAAGGAAACGACCAGTATTACGATACTGATTGCGAGTCGTGGATCTCCATTGGCAAGCACTTTGTCGGCAAGTGGTCGGACGATTGTTTTGAGGACGATGTTAAGCTTCGTGGATACTTGTTTCGATTGTCAGATGCAGTCCACCCATGCAGATTCCAAGCAGTCTACGGAAGACCAAAACCAAGCTATGAGACAAAGAACGAGAACAATGATGTGGTCACAAAGGGATCTTGAGACATCAATTTCTTCCTTAGTTTCTGACATCAAGGATCACATCAAGTTAGTCAAAGACTCAACAGGCGACCCTTGCGAAGACATCGACAAGCTTTGTGCGCATGTGAGGTACGACTTGATGACATTAGCAAAACGAATTGAATCTAAAATAGAGGACTCAAGATAATGGCAGTAAGTGTTACGAGAGCATCTGCTGGACTTAATCTGTCCAGCCAAGTTGCGTCAGGGACTGGTGCAGTACACTCATTCTCGAAAGCATTTGAGAATGACCTGAAGAACTCATCCGGCAACTTCATCTTTGATCGTGTGTTTGCACTCGAAGATTACAGTCTTACGGTTGCATCAGGCAATCTTGATATTGACTTGTATGACCTTGGATCAATCGACCTTGGTGCTGGAGCAGGCGAGGATGCATTAGGGCTGAGCCATGCAAACGCAAAGATCCATCTCTTAGCCATCCAGAACAAGGACATCACAACAGGTGGAACACTTCGCATCGACAATAGCGTAGCCAATGCTTGGACTGGCTTCCTCCCAGCCTCTGCAACACTGGATATACCGAAAGGTGGATTTGTTGTAGTCCAATTCGGTGACGCTGGATCAACCGTTACAGACGCAAGCAATCACATGCTACGACTCTCGGCTCAAACGACCGATTGCGAGATCAATTTCGCGTTCTTTTCAAGCCAAAGCTAACCCGACAAGGTAGCTACTGCCCCGCTGGTGGTTTATCACACTTGCGGGGTTTTTTTATGCCATTGCTCATTTTGAGACACCGTCTATTCTCAAAATAAGACGTATCTATTTGACGACACCTGTCGTATCTCAAAAAACAGATATACCCCCCTTCTGGGGTCTTGCTGGTTCTCCCTTAGTATGTCGATGACCTAAGTCGTTATGTGGCAATGACTTACGGATCTCATATTG